TGCAGGAATGCGCCGATGCAGCTGAAAACATAATCCTGTCTTATTTAATCTTTGATGATGTAGCCATTAAAGAAGTATCACTTATTAGCAATGTGGCAAGATTTTATTGCTATGACAATACATTTGTAGTTGGCCAAGCATTAACTGTAAGCAAGTGTGGATCACCTTTTGATGGATCACGCACAGTAACAAATGTAGGCACTGAGAATGGCGTGTCATTCTTTGAAGCCGCTATAACAAATGCCAACATAACTCGGCGCATGGTTATTCCTAGTGGTCGAGCATTGCTGACTAGCCAAGCCGCCCTTTATGACACGACACCTGAAGTCCGAGAAGCTGCACTGGCTGTAGCATCCGACCTCTTTATCACCCGTAATGGCACACTTGGCCAGCAGGGTGTGGACTTTCAATCGCCAGCACCATACCGCTTGGGTCGCTCAATGCTGACCCGAGTATCTGGCCTACTTGGCAAGCATCTAGATACGAGGTCATACCTTGGCTAATCTAGTTTCAATTCGTACAGCCCTAGGCGATTCACTTGCAGCTGCCGGGCGAGTTGTTTACTCATACCCAAATGAGAATGTCGCAGTGCCAGCCATTGTGCTTGTGCCCGGATCACCTTACATCTCAATAGCATCCATTGGCACTGGACGTTTACACATCCGTTTTGACATCACAGCCATTGTCAATGCTGCAGATAATCAAGCCGCACTAGCCAACCTTGAAACTTTAATACTCTCTGTTACCAATTCATTATCTAATAACTATTCATTATTAGGTGGATGGTCACAGCCCACAGTCCAGCAAATCGGAAATGCCGACATGCTCATTAGCCAACTCTCAATAGAGCTGGTAACAACCAACTAGAAAGGCAAGTCATGCCAGCAACATACATAACTGGTCGGTCATTGACATTGAGCATCAACTCTGTGTCATACGCAGATCAGGCATCAACCGTCACACTTGAGATGGAAAACAACCAGCAAGTGCTTGAGGTCCTATCAGGTCGCGCCTACAAGACCGTAGATCGCACTGCCACACTAAATGTGGAACTTTACCTAGATGACACATCATCCGCTGGCATCATCAGCGCACTATGGGATGCAGCCAAAAACTCACCAGACACACCGCTGGCTTTCAGCTTTGATGTCAACGGTGACACATTTACGGGCAACCTATTCCCGGTATTTCCAACAGTCGGTGGCGCAGCCACAGATGTACTAACCACGTCACTCAGCTTTGTTGTTGAGGATGGATCAGTCGCTAGAGCCTAACTGAGAGAACAGGGCAACCATTATGCAATACACAATTAAAACAAAACAGGGCAATAACTACATAGTGAGCGATGATTCCACATGGCTATGGATCGAGATTGAGCGCGACCTCGGTTACACAGTTACACAGGCTGCCGAAAAAATGAGCCAAGGTTCATTGGATGTAATCACATGCATGCTGTACAAGGCCAGCAAGGCCGCTGGACACACTAAAATGCCAAGTCAGCAAGCATGGGTGACCAATGAGTTTGAGGGCTTTGAGGTGGTCGAGGAAAGCCCAAAAGAGAGTTAAGGGACTTACTGGTACGGATAGCAGTATCTACCGGGATTCCTTTAGCAGACTTAATGGACTGGTCGCTCGCAGACATTAATACAGCGATTTCGCTGATTCGAGAGAGGAATGGGTATGGCGGAAAGTAGAACCACCATCACAGTACGCCCGGACCTAAAGGACTATCGCGGATTACTAAAAGCCTTAAATCAGATGGACAAAGAATCACAGTTTGTCTTGAAAGATGAAGTGTATTCAATTAGTACATGGACAGCGCAAGGTATTAAGCAAGCAGGTTTTGCACATCCTTTCTACCCAAGACAAGCTGCAGTAGTTGCAGCCACAGTAAGGCCAGCCAGAGATCGTGTGCCAACTGTTTATGTGGGTGGCACTAAAGGTCGCGCATCAGGTGGCGCAAATGCTGGCCAGTTGCTATTTGGAAATGAGTTTGGTGGCAATCGAAATGCAATTGGCAATCAATCAGCATTCAAAAATGGTGGTTTTAGATTTCCACCCCGTACACCTAGAGAGGGTCGGGGCAATGCTGGCTACTGGATTTTTCCTACTCTTAAGTCTTTGCAACCTGAAATTAAAAAACGATGGTTCGCGGCTTGTAACAAAGTCATGGACAACTGGGCAAGGACAAGTTAATGGCTGATACACGCACACTCAAACTGTCGCTACTTGCCGATGTCAATAAGTTTATGGCTGGCATGGAAAAGGCCGATAAGGGCACTAAGTCTCTCAAAGACAAAATCGGTGGCTACTCAAAAGCCATGGCCAAGTCATTTGCAATCGCTGGCGCAGCTGCCGGGGCTTACGCCATCAAGTTGGGTGTGGATGGTGTTAAAGCCGCCGCAGAGGATGAAGCAAGCCAGAAACTATTGGCAAAGTCATTGCAAAATGTCGTCAATGCAACGGAAGCCCAGATCAAGTCCATTGAGGATTACATTCGCATTGTGCAATTCAAGACTGGTGTTAGCGATACCGAACAAAGAAAAGGCATTACACGCTTAATTAGATCAACCAAGGACATCACCGAAGCGCAAAAGTTAAGCACTTTAGCCGTTGATATTGCTGCCGGCACAGGCAAAGATTATGAAACTGTTGTGGAAGCACTGGCAAAAGCCAATGATGGCAACTTTAAGTCACTTAAGAAACTTGGCATTACTTTAGGTGATAACGCCGAAAATGCCAAGGATTTGGTTGCAGCCAATAACAAACTAAACAAAGCGCAAGATGACCTGAAATATGCTTACGACAATTTTGGCCCAAGTAGTCAAGAATATGTCAAGGCGCAAGAAAAGGTTGCAGACCAGCAAAAAGTTGTTAATGAACTTGGCAATGCTGGCGTTGATTGGGTTGGGGAACTTTCTAAAGAGTTTGCTGGCAGTGCATCAACCGCAGCCGAAACTTATTCAGGCCAACTAAAAATCCTAAAACAAAGATTTGGGGAAATCCAAGAGGACATCGGCGCAAAGGTAATTCCGAAGCTAAAACTATTGCTAGAAAATGTGCAAATGGTAGCCAAGGGTTTTAGTGGCGAAGATCCGCAAGGACTTACGGCAAGAGCGCGTGAACTTGCTGGTGAATACAACGGCAACGGCGCAAGCAGCCTTGGTGGTGCATTGCGAGCAATCACAGATTCTTTTGGAAAGTTGTTTGGAACTATTACAAATGATGGTGACGAGTCAACAAACATTTTGACAAGTCTGGCTCAAAGTCTTGAAAAGGTCGCTAACGCTATCGAAGCAGTAGAAAGAAACTATAACAAGCTGGCTAAAATTGGTAGATTTATACAAAACCCACTTAATTTAGATTTGCCTGAGGCAGGGTTTACTAAGAGAACATCAACTGACACGCCAACTGGCGGCAACACAACCATCATCATGAATGGTGTGATAGATGGTGAGTCTGCTCGCCGAAGCATTGAAAAGGTTATGCAAACTTCATCACGCCGAACAAGTGCAGTGAATCTTAATGGCGGCTCATTGTGACCAATTATGACCCATACCCGACAGTAACTTTTGCAGGTACAACCACATACGCAGATAACACAATCAGCACAATCAGAATCACAAATGGGCGTAATGATGTAACGGAGCAACCACAACCGGGCTACGCATCCATTGAGTTATGGACTGATGCCAGCCAGCCACTTGCCGTAGAACTTAGCCAGTCAGTGTCAATCCGTATTGACAAGGGCACATCAGGCACACAAGAAATCTTTTATGGCACTATCTCAGACATTGACATCTCAATAGATGCGTATGGATCAACTGGCTCGATTGCCCGTTACTCTATTACAGCCGTTGGACCATTAGCAGCTCTAAACCGCCGATTAGTGGGGGCGGCTAACTATGCAAAAGAAAAGGATGGCACACGCATCCTTAACATTCTTAGTGAAGCATTCCTAACTGAATGGGATGATGTAGCACCAACACTTACTTGGGCAGGTGTACCAGTCGGGGCAAGTTGGGACAGTTACGATGCCGTAGGTCAAACACTGGTAGATAACTTGGTCAGCAACATTGACACACCGGGACAATACGAACTAAAGGCGTACAGCGATGGTGAGACAGATGCCTACACACTTGCCACGATTGCAGCCAACTCTGGGCGTGGTGTGCTTTGGGAGGGTGGCGATGGTGACCTGCATTATGACGATTACGCCGCCAGAGCTTCAGCCACACCACTTGTATTAACTGCCAATGATTTACTTGCCCAAGGGCTACGCAGTGCAGCTCAAATGGGTGAGATTGTAAATGATGCGATTGTTACATACCGGGCTGGCACAGCTGAAGCGCGTGATGAGCAATCCATAATCCTTTATGGCCAACTTTCGGGTAGCCGCGAAACCGTATTGCATAACTTGGCAGATGCTCAAACACAAGCAAATGAATTCATCATGTCAAGGGCATACCCACGAACATACCCAGAGACTTTAACTGTGCCGTTACACTCGCCAACTGTTAGTGATGCGACCAGAGATTCCCTATGTGCCGTATACAACGGCTTACGAGTCAGCACAACTGCATTGCCAGCAGTATTTGGCACAGAGTTTGATGGCTTTGTCGAGGGTTACACATGGAACTTAACAAGGTACACAGCCGAGCTTGAACTTACTTGCTCGGCTTATTCAGAGACATATTCAAGCATTGTTTGGTATCAAGTCCCACCAACACAGAACTGGGCAACGTATAATGCAAGTATCCAATGGGAGGATTTATAAATGGCCGGCACGACTACTAACAATGGTTGGGATTACCCAACTAGCACTGACTATGTAAAGGATGGCGCATTAGCGATTCAAACATTAGCCACTGACATTGACACATCTACGGGCACTGGCTTAGTTGCTTGGACATCATGGACACCTACACTTTCGGGTGGCTGGGCAAATGGTAACGGCGTATGGACTGCTAAGTATTCACAAATCGGCAAAAGGGTTATTGCAACTGGCTACTTTGTTGTTGGATCAACGACTACAAAAGGCACAACGCTGAATGTTAGTTTGCCAGTTACAGCTGCAAATGCAAATAATGTAAACGGCACTGCATGGTGTGGCACAACATCCAGCACTGGCCTATCTACCTTAAGTGTCTTGCCATCATCAACAACAGTTGTGCAGTTAGCAGCAGTAAACTCTGCTGGCACATACACATCATTAGCTGCAGTAGCCGCAACTGCACCGATTACTTGGGCCACTAGCTCGGTTTTCTCATTTACAATTATTTATGAAGCCGCATAATGCCGTTACCAATTAAGCGTGGCAAGATTTCAACTGCCTACAAGAAGCCCGGCAAACACTGGTCCAAGGGTTACCACACAGGCGTGGACTTTGCTTGCCCTATTGGCACACCTATCCTTGCTGTGGCTGACGGATTTATTACAGATGCATCGTGGGGCAAGGATTATGGCATTCACGTTGTACAGCGCGTTGCACAGGGTTACGTCATCTATGCACACTTAAATGCCAAAAGGGTTAAGCACATGCAGATCGTCAAGGCTGGCCAAATCATCGGCGAGTCTGGCAACACTGGCAATAGCACTGGACCACACTTACACCTTGAGTACCGAGACAATGTGCAATGGTCAAAGGGTAAAGACCTAGACCCGAAAGACT